TCTCTAACTCTCAATACTGAACTTGGTATTCCGTAACAATTTAAAATTCCTTTTAATGCTCTTTCTGTTCCTTTTGTTTTGATAAAGTAAGGTAAGTTTGCTAAAATTCTTTTCCAAGTTTCTTCTGTTAATGCTTCACCTGATGATTCGTTTTTACTTGTTCCGTCGGTATTCTGTCCTAATAAAAATTCTGATAAATCTACTAATGCATTTCCGTCAAAAAGTTTTACTCCTAATGCTTCGGCATAGTACTTAGCAACATCTTTTGATATACCTTCCGATACATTATTAACTCTCATATTGATATCACTTAATGATTTTACATAAGTCCAAGTTTCATCAAATTGTTCACCCACCATATCCATAAATTCTAAAAATACATTATTACTTGGGTCTTGATTTATATGTTCTGGTAAAGAATTTCTCAAAGAGTTTTGATTATTATAATCGTAATTTGAAGCACTTGCTATCATATTGTTGAACCAAGTATTTGCCTGTGAACTTCCAATTGCAGCTAATGTGTATGGTGCTGATGAATTGGTTTTTGGCCAAGATGTATCGTGGAATTGTCCATTAGACCCACTTGAATAAGATGAACTTTGAAAGTATAAATAATCTTCATATGGGGTAAACGAATCAATTACTCGTTGTCTTTGCTTTTCTATCTTTCGTATTTTTGGTAAAGAACTTGTTATTGATAACAAAGAAGAACTATTTGAATTATATCCTTCAATTAATTGTAACTTCTTTTCAAAATTACGAAGTCTTCTTTCTGCATTTGAAAAGTGAACAAAGTTTCCAAAACCAGTATCATCTGCTTCAATAGTTAAGTCTGTTGTGGTTTTTTGATAATCAATATTTGGTTGAACATCTAATAAACTACCAGAAGTTAGTAGTCTTTCTAACTTTCTATTTTGTTCATCATCACTACCTAATAATGTATTGTGACTTTGGTAATCTGATGAGTTTGGTTGAATATCATTTTGAACTCCGTCAAAATTTGCCGGTAATAAAAATGTATCATTTACGACTTGTCTTGGAATCAAACTTATATTGTCTTCATAATCAAAAAATATTTCTTCAACTATGGTTACCGGCGATAATGAAACATTTTCATTGTTCGCTAAATCAATATTAGTTATTACATTGGGTTGTAATGGTTGTTGAAGTTTTAAATAATATCCAATGTTACCTGGTATACGATATTCTTTTGTATTGGTAATTAAGTAAAAATCATTATAAACTTTTAGATATGTTTTATAATCTGCAACATTATTTAATTTAGTTAAAATATAAAAATTTTCAGAATACATTTTATCAAACGATAATTGTTCGATTTGTTTTGGAAAAGTGTAATCTAAATTTCCTATTTGGTTAATTTTAAATCCTAATTCTCTTAATTGATAATAAAGTTCTTTTAAATTTGCTTTTACTTGTATCGTATTTTTATCAATAACTTTTACAATTTCAGTAGTCCAATCAATGTAAACATTTGTAGAATTACCAGAATTATAAGCTACATTAACATTTAATTTTTTATTTAAATCAATATTGTCACTATCATTTGCTTTATCATATTGATATGGAAAAGTACCTTTTAATTCATAATCATTATTACCGGAAACACGTTTACTAAACTCTCCGTCTTTGGGGCCAGCATCGGTGGTCATCCATATGCTAGATGGTAAAATAGTTAAACTACTGATGTTTAAATTTTTTGTTCGTCGTTTTTCAAAGTATCCTTGATTGTTTGAAATATCAGTAGAGTCTTGATTTGAAACTAATGCAGATGGTACATTTTGTAAAAAAGGTACTGGTATTCTTGTGTCCTGTTGATTTACTTCATAACTATCTGTTGGTATTTTTACATTTGCATTAATGGAACCTGGAACTAAATAATTTTTCCAATAGTTACCACGACTAACCCCATCAACACTTCTTGTTCCTGAATTTGATATTAAATATTGACCTTTAAAGTGTGTTGGAATTAGTGCTTTAAAAAAGTTTTCAAAAACAATTCTATTACCTTCCATTGATTTTGTAAAACCATTGATATTATTGTTTGGTATTGTTAAAATAAAACTTTGATTTTCAAATTTATCTTCTTGGAATTTTATTCTTCGTTCTGTTGATTGAATAACACGAAGTGGATTGTAAATTAATTCTGTATTGATTTTAAATAAATCTCTGTTTAATAATTCTTGTAAATCCCCGTCGAGTTGTGGATTACCTTGAATTAAAACTTCATCCCTTGTGGGATTGTTATCGGTAATACGATATGAATAATTTTCTAAACTTAATTCGTTATCTTTGTCTGCATTTCCATCAGCATCAACTTTATAATACTTACCATTTTCAACTACAAATTCACCTTCATAAATACCACGACCATTTATATCATATAAAAAATCTTGTTCAGAATTACCACTAATTTGTCTTAAGAACTTATATTTGACTTTATAGTCTCCCTCAAATAATTGAAGATATTCTCTAAGGTGTTGTCCGATATTTAACTTTACGGTATCGTTGGTTGTTTGGTTTTGTTCAACAAGTTCATCATAATAAATTATTTTATCACCAATAAGGATATTGTTTAAATCATAAACAAATAAATGAACATAATCTTTTTGTCCAAATACACCTGGTGATAATAAATTACCAAATCCAGTTCTTCTTTTTTCTAATGAAAAGTAAGAAGTTTTTTGTGCTTTTGTTAATCCATAATCTGCCATAATTAAAATGATTTAAATTCGTTGTTAAGTTGTGTATTATATCGTGGTAAAAAAATTCTTGCTTTTAATTCTATGGTTACTAATTGATAACCTTCTTGTTCTGCTGCTTTACCAAATGCAAATGGGTCTTCAAATGATACAAGAAATCCACGATTATCACGAGTTATTGTTTCGTTAAATTTTGGATTTGATTGATAATCAGTTCTTTGTTTTAAAATATTTAGTCGTTTTCTTTCAAGTTCACTTTGTTTATACTGACCGTAATACTCAGAACTCTGGACTGCTGCGTCTGTTGATTTATATGGCATTGGTTTACCTCACTACTCTAAATTCATATCCGTCATCATAGAAGTTTATTTGTTCATCTGTGGTTCCACTACCACTAACTACTTTAATACTGAAACGATAATTTCTTTCTGATTGAAATCCATTCATCCATAAATTAAAGTAATTACCTGTGGAATCACAACTAATCTTTGAACCTGTTCCAAATGGAATTATTACTTCTTCAGTTTCTGCGTCTTTCACTTGATAGTAAGCAGATGCGCTTGGTAAGTATTTTACCGTAAGTTCTGCCGGTGTTGTTGCAAACGCAGTTGTCGGGTATAATTCTCTACCCACTACTCTAAACTTAACGATTGAATTTTCTTTATATTCTTCTCTTAGATTTTTAAAATAAACTTTTAGATTTTCTAAATTTGTTGATGTCAATGCTGATAAACTACCTGTTGACCAAGAACTATCGTCCCACATTACTTCCAACTTCGGTGGATAGATTGTATGGGTTTCTGTTGAGAAGAATTTTAAATTCCCTAACCTTGTTGTACTACTTTCATCTTTGGTTGTATCACTACCTGGATTAAATGAAAAGTCTCTTGAACCTGTGTATAAAGATTCTCTTTTAATTATAAATCCTTGATTAGGAAATAATGATGAAGAATAAATATGATTCTTAACTAAGTCTGAAACATCTATTCTGACATCTTGTGTTGCTTTGGTCATACTAAATGATGAACTAACTGAATATTGTCCACCTTGACTTCCTGTCCACCAAGCACCTCCGTCAGTCAATACTGAACCCGTAACCCAAGGTGTTTGTGAGTCTTGGTTTCTATATTTATAACTTACTCCGTCTGTTGTTGTTGGATTATCGTTAAGTTTCCCATTACCTTCAGTCCAACTACTACCACTTACCATATAAGCAAATAGACTTTGGTTTCTCAATAGTTCAGTTGAACCAGCATCATACAAATTTAAATAATACTTTGCAGTAGAAGGAATCTTACCAGATTGTATTGATGATGAAATATCTGTGTAATCAAATTGTATTAACACTCTGGAAACATTCTGAACACTTCCATTTTCTGCAACCACTTTGTTTACTTCAAGTATTTCATCTGCTCCGGTATTAATAGATGATGTTGTACCACCTGAATAAATTGTTGCGTCTTTATCTCCGAATATAAAATAATGCATTAAATCTCTCCTACTACATTTCCTAATATATCTTGATTAGGAAATTTCACTTCAAAGATACTTGGGTCTAATGAAGGATATACAACACCATTTCTTGTTGCTGTTTGTACATCATATACATTTCCACTATATCCTTGTGATGTGGTTGCTTTGTTTTCAATTACAATTAGTTGATTGTTTGGATTATTACTTCTCGGTGGAACAACACTTGCTACTCCGTCCACCAATGATATTTGATAAGCAATATCACTTAATACGATTGGTTGATTAATTTGCCATTTAGACACATCAAAGTGTTTCTTAACTGCTTGAACACAATTAAACAATACTTGACTTTGGTTGTATCCTCTTTGTTTGATAATTGCAAATCTAACACCAATATTAATTACATAAGCATTTTTTAGATTAATCGCATCTGTTAAAATTCTGTATTGTGATAAATACATTTTTAAATTTTGTTTTACTGCATTGTTTACTGATGTTAATTTTCTATCTTCATCATAACCGAGTAAGTACATATTCATAGCAAAAGGATTTGGGATTGTTGCTATTTCTCCATCATCATTAGTTTCGTATTGTTCATCTTGAACGATATATGCTTTTGCAATATTACCATATTTTTGTGGTAATGAATATACTCTTGTTAAATAATCTTGTCTGGTTACTGCTCGGTTTTGTGTATTTAAATTTGCTAATGCATTTTGTTTTATTTCTGTTAGTGTTTCTTTTGATGCTCCACCAGTTGCAGGTAAAATATTATTAAAAGATAAACTATCTTCTGCTGTTTGAACTTTTGTAGAATCTAAGTTACCACTATCAATTGTAAAAGTAATGTTCTTACCTGATGTGATTGAGTTTGCCCTGACATTGTGTTCAACTGCTCCACCATAACGATAAGTAACGGTTAGTGTTGTGTTGGCTGGTGCCAATCCATAAGTTTTTGTTTTCATAAAATTACTTGGGTCAAAAGACTCATCTAATTTAGAAACACCAAATCCTAATGCTGAACCAACATTGTCTGGATTAGGAATAATTACTTCATCTGGATTATCACTAATACCTGCTCCGAATCTAACTTCTGTTCTGTCGTCTTCTGTTACTCGTGTGATAAATCTTCTTGATGACTTAATTAATCTCAACATATAAGGTGTATCGTTTTGATATTGAGAATATGTTGGGTCATTTAAAGAAGTGTTTTCTATTGTTTCAAAAACTGTATCTTGTGCCAAGAAAGGAACTTCATACCAAGTGTTTCCATTGGAATCAACTATCGATACAATTTCTGTTACTCCGGTGTTTCCAAGTGTAATCTTGTCAAACTTTTTCGCAGAATTAAATGTAAAGGTTTGTGAAGTTGTTGTTCCTGATTTTGCCAATACTTTTTTCTTTAACAAATATTGTTCTGGGGTAGCCCCTGGTGGTTGAATCAATTCAATATCTAATGGGTCAAGTGAACTCGATACTCTAAAGTCAACTTGGTCTAATAAAGTAAAGTCCACACCAGTATCTGATGATACTATTCCGTTGGTCGAAACCACACCTGCGTAATCTAAATCTGCTTCATCAGTTGCACTTTCCTTAGCAGGTACGATTTGAGTAACTTCTAATTCTACTGTAGCTGGAACTGCTGTTTTTGGTTTGTATCCATATGATTGTGCAATATTATAAACATTTTTCTTTTCTTCTGCGTAGTTCAATAAAGTTTCTCTATATTGATTGTCAACATAATAATTCAATACATCTCCAACATAAGATGCCATTTCTATAAACATCATACCTGGTGATGATTCATTAAAGTCGTTGTATTGATTTGGGAAATAAGTTTTCGCAAACTCAATAAGGTTTTGTCTAATAGATGAGAAATCTCTACCGAGATAACTCACTTCTTTTTTAACTACTTTTTTATTTGTGTTGTAATCAACCGCCATTTTATTCTCCTACTTCAAAAGTAAATGTAATTGTATCGAGAGCGTCTGGTTCTAATGTAGTAGAATATTCTAATGAAATTAATACTTGATTTAAATTTCTATCATCTTGAACCGCAACTAAATTATTCACATTAACATAAGGTAACCAAGTAGATAAAGATTCTCTAATGTTGTTTTCTATATTTTCTAAAGTGGTTGGTGTTATTTGTTCAAACAAAAGACTTTTCAAATTAGAACCGAAGTTCGGTTGAAAAACTCTTTCACCCTTTTCAGTCAATAGTAAATTTCTGATATTAGATTTTACTTGTTGTCTAATGGTTTTTGTTTTACGAAAAAAACCTTCTTGACTATAATCTAATGGAAATTCTATACCAACATAAATGTCGTCATCTCTATCTATTTCTCTAACATTTGCCATTATGGTCTAAAGTTTCCTTCACCTTTTTTCTTATTGTTAATTGCTTTCATCAAACCAGAATAATCACGAGTTAATGCATTCACTACATCTTCTGGAACTTGGTCAACTTTTACACCTGCCTTTTTGATTGTTTGAACTGCACCGATTTCTCGTTTTCTTTCTTCGTTTCCACCCATACCTAAATCTCCGTATCCCAATACATCTGCCATATTGTCAGAACCCAATACACCACCACCCAATGTTGGATACTCATCAGTTTGTCCTGATGAACCTAATGGTTTAGTTTGGTTCAATACCTCGTTCAACGCTTTGTTTGATGTGTATTGTTTTTTTGGTTTTTGTTTGACTTTTGGTTTAGGTTTAGAAATCGTTTCTGCTAATTTGATTTCTTCTTTGTCATTAATAAATATCTCGCTCAGTTGTTTTTTGATTTCTTTACGGACAACTAATTCGATTATTTTTATTAAGTCGTTTTTCTTCATTTGTACTCCTATTTCAACTTTACTATATTGCTTAAAATACTATCGTTAATTAAATTTTTTAGTTTACCTGCAAATGGTGTTGGTAGTGTTGTTTGTCCAGCACCAATGTTAGTATTTTCAATTACATCTAAAATATCTTCTAATAATTT